ATTAACGAGGGTATGCGTACTCTACACGAAATCGATGATCTCACCGCAGGCCTAAACGACACAGTCAAAGCCATTGCCGAAGAACTAGAAATCAAACCCGCAGTTCTTAAGAAGGCAATCAAGGTTGCACACAAGGCCAAGCTTGGTGAAACTAACCAAGACCACGAACAACTAAACACCATCCTGGAAACAGTTGGTAAAACCCTGTAATGACCGAGCTAACTAATAATGGTCTAGTTCTGCTACTAGGCCTGTTTATCATCAAACACTTTCTAGCAGACTACCCATTACAGGTTGCCAAGCATTACACAAACAAAGGTACCTACGGCCACTGGGGTGGCGTTGAACACGCACTGATTCACGGGGTGCTAACCGCAGCCGTGTTGTATGCGTTTGCACCCATCCTGGTAGTGGCCAAGATGGCCGCCATAGACACTGTGATACACTATCATGTTGACTGGGCCAAGATGAATTTAAACAAGCGTATGGGCTACGGTCCTACCACACACGAACAGTTCTGGTGGTTGTTAGGGCTAGATCAGATGTTGCATTACCTAACTTATCTAGCTATAATCTACTATCTATGAACGACATATTATATGGCATCTTTAACTGGATCCGAGAAGACTTCAAAAGTCATCGAGTACGTTTTTGTCTTGAGGTCCTTGCTTGGGCTATTAGCATTGGCTGCTCTATCACTATGGCAGTCACCGTTCCAACACCACCTCTCTTGGCTTTATACCCCATTTGGATTACAGGTTGTGCTATATACGCTTGGTGCGCTTATAGTCGTCGTTCCTTTGGTATGCTGGCTAATTATATCCTGCTTACCACAATCGACACAGTCGGATTGATCAGGATGTTGGTACAGCAATAAATACTAGAGTCTCGCCGGACTTGAAACGGCAAGTAGAGCAAGTGCTAGCTTGAAATAGCACAGGAGAAATATGAGTTACATTGACGCATTGTATGATAGGCAAGGCGACCGCATTCACGTTGTAGAACGTGTTAATGGTCGCAGAGAATATAAAGAGTACCCGGCCCAGTATATCTTTTACTATGACGACCCCAAGGGCAAGTTCAAAACAATCTACGACACACCAGTTAGCAGATTCAGTAGCCGTAACGGCAAAGAATTTCACAAAGAACTAAAGGTACACTCAGGCAAACGCCTTTGGGAAAGCGACATCAATCCCATCTTCCGCTGTCTTGCGGAATACTATATGGGTTCCACGTCGCCAAAACTACAAACAGCCTTTTTCGATATTGAGGTAGACTTCGATCCTGTACGTGGCTACAGCAAGCCCGAAGATCCATTTAACCCTATTACCAGTATTTCAGTTTACCTAGACTGGATGGATAAGATGGTTACCTTGGTTGTGCCGCCTAAGAGTTATTCGTGGGAGACTGCACAGGAAATCTGCGACACCTTTGACAACTGCTTCTTGTTTGACAACGAAGCAGACATGATTGACACATTCCTTAACCTAATCGAAGATGCAGACATCCTAAGTGGTTGGAACTCCGAGGGTTTCGATATTCCATATATGGTCATGCGTACAAAAAAGGTACTGAGCAAAGACGACACACGCCGTTACTGCCTGTGGAATCAGTATCCCAAGGAACGTACATTTGAACGCTTTGGTGCAGAAAACATTACCTTTGACTTGATCGGTCGTGTGCATATGGACTATATGCAACTGTACCGCAAGTATACATACGAAGAACGACACAGCTATAGCTTGGATGCCATCGGCGAATACGAACTAGACGAGCGCAAGGTTGCCTATGAAGGCACTCTTGATCAACTTTACAACAAAGACTTTCCCAAGTTCATTGACTACAACAGACAAGATACCATGCTGTTGGCCAAGCTGGACAAGAAGCTACGCTTCTTAGATCTAGCCAATGAACTGGCACATGACAACACCGTATTGTTACCAACAACAATGGGTGCTGTGGCAGTGACTGAACAGGCTATCATCAATGAGGCCCACAGTCGAGGATTAGTTGTTCAAAACAGAAGGAGTAAAGATGAACAAGGTGACACACAAGCGGCAGGTGCCTACGTTGCTTACCCCAAAAAGGGCATGCACGAATATATCGGAGCAATCGACATCAACTCGCTCTATCCCTCGGCTATTCGTGCCCTTAATATGGGACCAGAAACAATCGTCGGGCAGCTCCGACCGATAATGACAGACAGGTACATCAGCGAAAAAATAGCTTCTGGCTCTAGTTTTGCTGATGCATGGGAAGGTTTGTTTGGCAGTCTAGAATATACTGCTGTGATGAATGGCGAACCGGGTACAGAGATTACCATTGACTGGGAAGGTGGTCGCAGTGATGTAATGAGTGCCGCAGACATTTGGCGCTTGATCTTTGACAGTCGACAACCTTGGATACTGAGCGCCAACGGTACCATATTCAAGTACGACATGAAGGGTGTTGTACCCGGCTTGTTGGAACGTTGGTACAGTGAACGTAAGGAACTACAGGCCAAAAAGAAAGAAGCAGAATCTGCAGAGGACAAGGCATTCTGGGACAAGCGACAACTAGTTAAGAAGATTAACTTGAACAGCTTGTACGGTGCTATTCTTAACCCAGGTTGTCGTTTCTTTGATAAGCGCATTGGACAAAGTACTACATTAACTGGACGAGCCATTGCACATCACATGGATAGTTTTGTTAACGAGTGTATCACAGGAGAATACAATCACGTAGGTGATGCTGTTATCTATGGTGACACAGACTCGGTTTACTTCAGTGCTTGGCCTGCGGTTCGAGCTGACGTAGAAGCAGGCCGCATGGAGTGGAACAAGGATATCTGTGTTGCCTTGTATGACAGCATTGCTGAACAGGTCAACGACAGCTTCCCTGCTTTTATGGAACGTGCTTTCCACTGCCCCAGAGACATGGGCGCACTGATCAAAGGCGGTCGTGAACTTGTAGCCAGCAAGGGTCTGTTTATTAAGAAAAAGCGTTATGCTGTTCTTATCTATGATCTAGAAGGTAACAGACTAGACACACATGGCAAACCAGGTAAGATGAAAGCTATGGGTCTTGACTTGAAACGTAGTGATACGCCCAAGGTCGTACAGGACTTTCTTAGCGAGCTACTGCTCAAAGTACTTACTGGTAGCCAGCGTGAAGAAATCTATGATCGCGTTCGCGACTTTAAACTGGCGTTCCAAGAACGACCTGCCTGGGAAAAAGGCACGCCTAAACGTGTTAACAACCTAACCAAGTTTACTGCCGCAGAAGAACGTGAAGGAAAAACTAACATGCCCGGGCACGTTAGAGCCGCAATGAACTGGAACAATCTCCGACGTATGCACGGAGACAACTACAGTATGGCTATCACCGATGGTATGAAAACCATTGTCTGTAAGCTAAAGAACAATCCTCTGGGCTACACATCAGTTGGCTATCCCACAGACGAGACACATATTCCACAATGGTTTAAGGACTTGCCCTTTGATGACAACGAAATGGAATCTACGATTGTAAACCAAAAGGTCGAAAACCTTTTGGGTGTGCTCAACTGGGACATTCCCGGACACACAGAAATCAAGACCACCTTTGACGCATTATTTTCATTTGAATAATTTTACCTTTTTATTTGCATTTTCTAAATACATTCTATATAATCACTTACAGGAGAAAACATGAGAGACCAACTTCTAGAAATCGTACAACATACACACGCACTGGGCATTGACCTAGTTAAAGTCGAGGGCACCGACAGCGAAACAGTGGTCACCGCTATTGCTAACGAACGTGAAGCAATGGTAGATGGTAAGTTTAAGGGCATCGTTGCTGAGTTTATCGGCACCTTTGGTATGCCACAGATTTCCCAACTAAACACCATTCTTAACATTCCTGAGTACAAGGAAGATGCTAAGACCACTATCAAGGTTGACAGCAACGGACAACCGGAAGGTGTTCACTTTGAGAACAAGACCGGCGACTTTGAAAACAACTATCGTTTCATGAGCGCCAACATTGTCAACGACAAGCTTAAAAAGTTTAAGTTCCGTGGCGTTAAGTGGGGTGTAGAAGTTGAGCCTACCAATCTCAGTATCCAACGTTTGAAGTTTCAAGCCAGTGCCAACAGCGAGCAGACTACATTTACTGCCAAGACTGAAAACGGTAGCTTGAAGTTTTACTTTGGCGACCATAGCAGCCACGCCGGCGACTTTGTGTTTGCCACAAACGTTAGTGGTAGCTTTAGCAAGCCCTGGGCATGGCCTATTCAAGCCATTATCAACATTCTCAGCTTGCCCGGCGATAAGAAGTTGAGCTTTAGCGATGAGGGTGCGGCACAGGTTGTCGTTGACAGCGGCGCCGCAGTTTGGACTTACATTATTCCAGCACAAACTAAATGAGTCAAGATGACCTAACAGCCAAGCAAAAAGACTACGCAGTTTTTTTGCCGGCTATCAGCGGATTCTACGCTACATTCATAGGCAAGCAAAGAAACGAGCACTATGTCGATCCGGCAAGATTTCCTAACGGTCTTACAGATATGGAGCAACTTAACTGGCTCGACTCCAATAAAGCTCTATTCCCGTATAAGTGGTCGCTCTATTCAGGCGGCCACGCGAATCTTGACCTCTCCAAACAAGACTGGAGCGAAGACATGGTCCGCAATCGCGAGGCTGGAACGTTCATTCTTGGAGACTCGGGAGGATTCCAGATTGCCAAAGGTCTTTGGGAAGGTGATTGGCGTGCCAACAGCGGTTGCCCTCGAGCCCAAAAGAAACGGGAACTGGTACTGGGGTGGTTAGACAACATTGCCAACTATGGAATGATTCTTGATATTCCTACCTGGGTTATTCACGATAAGAAAGCGTCAGATGCTTGTGGTATTAAAACACTAGCCGAAGCTGTGGCTGCTACCAAGTTCAATAACGAGTACTTTATGAAAAACCGTAAAGGAAAGAACAACGGTGGCGCACGTTTCTTAAACGTTCTACAAGGTGACAATCATACGTCAGCTGAAGAATGGTATCAGGAAATGAAAGACTTCTGTGACCCTGCAAAGTATCCCAACACGCACTTTGATGGTTGGGCCATGGGCGGACAGAACATGTGTGACGTCCACTTAGTATTAAAACGATTAGTAGCACTACGTTATGATGGTTTGTTACAAGAAGGCGTACACGATTGGATGCACTTCTTAGGTACAAGCAAGTTGGAATGGGCTGTGCTACTCACCGTGATTCAAAGGGCAGTTAGAAAATACGTTAATCCGGCATTTACTATTTCCTTTGATTGTGCCAGCCCATTCCTTGCTACTGCCAACGGACAAGTTTATTTCGAAAACGTATTCCCACACGATGACAAGTGGAGTTATCGCATGGCTCCTAGTGCAGATGACAAGAAGTATGCCACAGACACACGCAAGTGGAGCACAGGAGTAGTAGCAGACGGCATCTACGACAACTGGCAGGAAAGTCCTATCAGTGACATGCTGACCATGAAGGATATCTGTATCTACAAGCCCGGTGTACCAAAACCAGGAGTCATCATTGATGAAACAAACTTCCAAGATGCCAACAACTATTCAGTACTACCTGACCTTAATAAGAATGGCAAATGGGGTAAGACGTCGTGGGATAGTTTTAGTTACGCACTGCTAATGGGCCATAACGTTTGGATGCACTTGACTGCGGTACAAGAAGCCAATCGACGTTTTGATGCTGGCGAACATCCTGCTATGATGCAACGTAGCACCGGAGACCATGCCTACTTTGAAGATATCGTAGAGCGTATATTTGCTGCCCCAGACAGAGCTAGCTCAGAAGCAATCATTGAAGCATACGATAGCTATTGGATGGAAATCGTGGGCACACGAGGCTTCAAAGGCAAGAAAACTAAAAACTCTAATACCATGTTTGGCGCTCTATTTGAGGAGGTTCCTTATGTAGAGCCCGTACTAGACCAAAGCAAACTTGATAATCTGGAGGAAAGTCAATGATTCAAGGACGTATTCGGCATCTCGAAAAAGAACATATTAGACTAGACAAAGAGATTGAAACCCTGGAGCGCACGGGTAAGTTTACCGACGAACAACTACAAACGCTCAAAAAGGAAAAACTGGCTGTGCGTGATGAGCTAAGTCGCCTGCGACGCCAGGAGTATGAGGACAGACAAAGTCTTGACTTTGACGACGACGGACGTTAAACTACACTATGATTAGAGAAGGCCACGACCACGCACAGTTCTTTCACGGACTGGAAGTAGAACACACCGCCGCCTACGGCAAGTATACCTTGTTTGTAGTAGGCGTCCAATCCGTACAGGACATTGCATTGGCGCTAACACAGGGCAGTGAAGCCGTTAACCATATCTACTTTGGAGCCAATATGAGCTTTCCAAAATTAGAAGTCAACAATGGCGGTGAATGGGCCAAATGGGAAACAATGATTTATTATTTTCTAGACAAGGGCTATTGGTGTACACTAGATGTAGACATCAGCTGTGTTGAAGGACTACTGGAGTCCGGACTATGCGAGAACCATCAGTTTATTCCTATGATTTCGGCGAAACTGCCCTATATACAACAGCTAGGTTATAATGCTATAATCAAGCTAGACGACAAAGACTTTGCCGCTACCAACCCCGGCGTGTGGTGTCATAGCCTACACGATTTACAAAAAAGATCAAGATTTACTGACTGGTCTAAATACACTCAAGATGAGGTGTTATGAGAAAAATTCTTAAAAAGTTTATTGAATGGATTGTTAGAGATGACGATCGCCATGGCATGAAGGCCGAAGTTGTTGCCAGTGTGTCTGGTAGACATCGTGAACTGCTTAGACCCAACGGAGTTCAGTTTACGGTCTATGCTGCCGAAGGTGGTACCGTAATCGAAACTACCATGTACGACAACAAAACCGACGAGAGTAAACATAAGTTGTACATTGTTCCCGAAAATGGAAACTTTGGCGAGCAACTTGAACAAATCGTAACTATGGAGAGACTACGCAGATGGCACTGACAATGGAACAACGAGACGCAGTAGAAAGAATCAAACAACATGCAGAACGTAAAATCTGGGTCACATTCCGCAAAGAAGGAATCCACTGCTACCCAGCAGCCGCCACAGCGCCTGAACTTGCGACGGGCGATGAGTATGACGTTAGCTTTCTTGGCACTCCTCACCGTCATATCTTCCATTTCCGGGTGTGGATTGATGTTGTACACAATGATCGAGATATCGAATTCATCCAGTTCAAACGCTGGCTCGAAAATCTCTACAGAGATGGTACAGTCCAACTCGACTACCGCTCCTGCGAAATGATGTCAGACGACCTGTACATTCAAATCGCCGCAAAGTATCCTGGCCGCGCGGTCTGGATTGAGGTTGCTGAAGATGGTGAAAACGGCGCCCTCATTAAATATGAAACTCACCGTCCTGTTCAATCAATTAATATCTAAGGAAAATAAAAATGGCACAACCTGCTTGGATCAAGAAATATCTTCGTATGAAGCCTGAGGTCAATCGTATCTTCGAAGACCTCGACGAGTACAGGGATTTCTGTGTACGTCAAGGGTATCCATTTAATGAGGCAGACCTTTATAACGAGCGCAGTCCCTTTGGCGACTATGTCCGTACTAAAAAGGGCAAGTGGCCTCGTGACAACTGGGGATTCGCTATCCGTCAAGCTCGGAGAGCTTAATGAGAAAGCTATATTATATGGGGCTGGAGCCCTATAAGGCACGTTACACTCTACAACTAACTGAGTGGAATGTTCGTGTATTTGAGCGTCGTGGTATTAACTACATGGTGGTACCTGGTGAAACACTCAGCAACGACAAGGCTATTGTAACCGGACAGGTGCTGGATGCACACGGTCGCAGTTATTTTGGCATGAGTCAGCTGATGAATCTTGTTAAAATGATGAAGGCCGGAGAAGTTACCAGTGAAGATGTTATCTACTTTGAGGACATGTTTCAGCCCGGAATCGAAAGTCTTCCGTACATTATTAATCAAGTCCCAGCGTCTCTCAGGCCTAGGATTTATGTTCGCTGTCTTGCTCAGTCCATTGATCCTGATGATTTTGTTCATGTATGGGGCATGTCGAAATGGATGGGCTTGTATGAAAAGATGGTTTGCGAACTAGTACGTGACAGCGGTGGTGCTGTACTAGCTAGTAACGAAGAAATGGTCATGCACATGAAGGTTGCTGGTTGGGACTGCCCCATCTACAATATCTCAGGCCTGGCATTTGGTAAGGCCGAGGTACGTGATCGTGTACCCGGTGAACTGAAACCATTTAATCAACGTGCCATGCGTGTGGGCTTTGCGGCACGTTGGGACCAAGAAAAGCAACCTGACTTTTACATGGACTTGATTGAGGAATGGAATCATCAGTACGGTAATAGTATTCCTGTTGAGTTTGCTGTGTTCTCTGGTGCCAAGCTAAAGAGCAACAATGACAGCTATATGAAGCGTACACGAGATCTACAGGCTCGTGGTCTGCTTACTATCTACGAGGATCTAGATAAAAATGCCTACTATGCTCTACTCAACGATACTCGTGTGCTGTTTAACTGTGCTTTACAAGACTGGGTCTCTAACACAGTTTCCGAGGCTGACACTCTTGGCTGCAATGTGCTTTATCCTGCCTATCGTAGTTTCCCCGAAACTTTTGCCAATGATCACACACGCTTATACATACCTTGGAGTCTCTATGACGCCATGGAAAAGCTAAAGAATCTGCTAAAGTGGAACCACAACACTGGCGACATTAGCAACTGGACTGATGGTACTGTAGATCGTATCTGCGATATCATTGAAGGTCGTGGCGAACAGTGGTTGCGTATGAGCACAGACTACAGAGATCATACTCGTGAGTCAAAGTACTGAACACACAAGCTCTCCGTTAGAGATTTGGGTATCTATGGCTAGAGAAAAGTACCCAACTCTAACTGAAAACGATCTAAGAGCCCTAGGCATGACAGCCGCCGCTGTTTGGTACGCAGGTGGCGATACAGAACTGGCCATGCTGTTTGATCAATATGTAATGATGAAAAACCTAAAAGGATTATAAGTTTAATGGATAAACAGGTTGTTATAACTGGTGCAATGGGCTTTGTTGGCAGTCATACTGCCAAGGTCTTCAAGGCAGCTGGCTACAAGGTCACGGGCATTGACTGGAATGATACTATTCCTGGTGCCACAATGTATTTGGATTCCTGGATCAAGGATGACTTTGTCAATGTCGTTGCAGTGGCGGCCAGAGAAAACATTCCTATTATACATTGTGCCGGAACTAGTCTAGTAGGGCCAAGTCTATTAAACCCCGGCGAATACTATAACAACAACAGCGCCAAGACCAACGATGCCTTGACCAAGCTGACACGGGCAGGTTGGCATGGTACCTTTGTGTTTAGTAGCAGTGCCGCAACCTATGGCATTCCAGAAAATGCCCAGGACATTCGAGAAGATTCCTCACAGCATCCTATCAGTCCCTATGGTTGGAGCAAGTTGTTCGGCGAACGCATTATACAAGATCATTGCCGTGCTAACGGCACAATGCGTGGTGTTGCTCTGCGCTATTTTAATGCCTGTGGTTGCGACCCCGATGGCACTCTGGGACACACAGTCAACGACACACACCTTATCCCACGTATCCTAAGCGCACACCAAAACGGAAAGCCGTTTACCATGTACGGCAACGACTATGCCACGCCCGACGGCACCTGTATTCGAGATTA